ACAGGAAACGTAAACGTAGTTATTCCTGATTCAGTTGAAAAAACTTACATCATTGAAAATGCAACATCAGGTTCATTTTCAGTAACTGTTAAAACTTCATCAGGCACAGGTGTTACTTGGAGTGCAACTGATAAAGGTAAAAAAATGGTTTATTCTGATGGAACAAATGTTGTTGACACAGCTTTCACAGAAGTATCATCTGACTACTCACCACAATTATCTGGTATCTTAGATACAAATGGTAATGACATCATTATTGATAATGGTGGAGCAGTTGAAGATGATTCAAATAACGAATACATTAAATTTGCTAAAACAGCTACAGCTGTAAATGAAATAACAGTAACTAACGCAGCAGCGTCAGGAACTCCAAACATTTCTGCTACAGGTGATGATACAAATATTGATTTAAATTTAACACCAAAAGGATTAGGTAAAGTTACATTAAATGGTGCTGGTAAAATTCAAGGTGTTGCTGAAAAAGTAACTGTATCAGGTTCATTTGATTCTGATATTGACTTTGACACACAAACACAAGGTGTAATTTTAAGTACAGCAACAGCAACTGCTAACTTCACTGTCAATTTAAGAGGTGATGGTTCTAATTCACTAGATTCAGTAATGGATGTAGGTGAATCAATCACAGTTGCTTACATTAACAAAAATAATAACGTTACTTATTTTAATAGCACAGTAAAAGTTGATGGTTCAGCGGTAACTCCAGTTTGGCAAGGCGGAAGCGCACCAACTGGTGGTAACGTTACATCAAATGACACTTACACATATACTGCAATTAAAACTGCGGGATCAACGTTTACAGTACTAGCATCGCAAACACAGTTTGCATAATAGGAGGATATTAGAAAGATGCCAATTATAGGTTCATTTGGATCAGGATCTGGAAGAGGTTTTGGTAAAGGAACTGGAGGTAAAGCACCTGTTTTAGTTTACTATTTACTTTTAGCTGGCGGTGGCGGAGGCGGAGCTTTCGCAAACGGAGGCGGTGGCGGAGGCGGTGGCCTTCGTACAAATTTTCCAGCAGGAACTCAATTAGAATTAAAAGGTGGTACTCATACTGTAACAGTAGGAGCTGGAGGAAATTTCCATACAAATGGTAGTCCTTCATCTATTGGAACTACAATTGAATCAACAGGAGGTGGCGGAGGTCAAGGACCTGGCTTCCCTTATTCTCCAGACGGAGGAGCTGGTTCAGGAAGTTCTCTTTCTCCTTTACCAGGAGGAACAGGAAATTTAGGTGGTTATTCACCACCAGAAGGTGCTCCAGGAGCAGCACGTTCATCACCACCATCACATCCAGGTGTAACAGCTGGCGGTGGCGGAGGCGGAGGAGGTCCTGCTGGATCAGGCGGACCTGTTAACGCAGACCATTGGCAAGGATACGCAGGATCACCAAATTCAATTACAGGTTCACCAGTAACTTACGCTGGAGGCGGAGGAGCAGGCGCACAAGGAATGTCTTGGATAGGCGGAACTGGCGGAGCTGGAGGTGGTGGAAATGGATCTTACGGAGAAGCATACAATAATACAGCAGGAGCTGATGGCCAAGGCGGTGGCGGAGGCGGCGGCGGAGGCGGTATGGGAATGACTGGTCCAGGAAGCCCAGGTGGAGATGGAAAAGTTATTTTAAGAACTCCTACAACTGCAATTATATCAGTATCACCAGGATCAAACACAGTTAATACTCAACCTGATCATAAATTAGTAACTTTTAATGTAACTGGTACTTTAGACATAGAGGAAGGAGCATAAGATGGCAACTTATTTTGCTGCAATTAATGCAGCTAATCAAGTAGTAAGAGTAGTTAGTGCAGATCAATCTTTTGTTGATGCAAATGGCGGCGATCAATCTGAAAGTGCAGCAAATGCTTTTGAAAAAAAAATTCCTTTAAAATCAGGAGAAGTTAAATACGTTCAAGCATCTAAAACAAGAAGTTTTAGAAAAAATTTTGCAGGAGTTGGAATGATTTTTGATTCTGAAAAAAATATTTTTTTAGAAGCTAAACCTTACCCTTCTTGGTCTTTAAATGAAAACAATGAGTGGGAAGCACCTGTAGCAGAACCTACAATAAAAAATACTTCTGAAGTAAGTGGACAAAGATTAGAAGCTAGTCCTGATGGTTTATATCCAGCTGGTTCTGATGTTTATTATCCTTATGATATATCTTGGGATGAAAATAATCAAAAATGGATTGCTTCTGACAGACACGGTTCAAATTTTCAATGGAATACATCAACATTATCTTGGGATAATAATTGATCATTGACAATTTAGTATAGAAATTTATAATATATAAATAAACATAAAGTTATAAAGATTATGAATTTAGAACATTACTATTGGTATTTTAAATCCGCACTTACACCAGAACAGTGTAATAAAATTATTGACTTAGGTATAAAAACTAAATCTGATTTAGGAACAGTTGGTGGTATTAAAATTAAAAATTATAAAAAAATTTCAAAAGAAGAAAAGAATAAATTAATAAAAATAAGAAAATCAAACGTAGCTTGGCTAGAAGATAAATGGTTATATGAGTTAATAACTCCCTATGTAACAATTGCAAATAAAAATGCAAATTGGAATTTTCAAGTTGATTGGTTTGAAAACATACAATTTACAATTTATAAAAAATCTCAATTTTATGATTGGCATCAAGACTGTTGGGATAAACCTTATGAAATGCCTAATCCAAATTATAATGGTAAAATTAGAAAAATATCTGCTACTATACAGTTATCTGATCCAAAAGATTATAAAGGTGGGGAACTAGTTTTTGATTTTAGAAATAAAACAAATAAATCAAGTAATATATTAAAACCAAAAGAATTATTGCCACAAGGGACTATAGTAGTTTTTCCTAGTCACATACATCATAAAGTTACACCTGTAACAAAAGGGACAAGATATTCTTTAGTATTATGGTCATTAGGAAATCCTTGGATATGATTATTGATAATATTGAACACGATTGGAAAATCTTTTATGGAAAAGATAAACTATTTCCTTATTTATATATTGATAATTGGTACACTAAAGAAGAAGAAGAGTATGTTTGGAAAGAACTTGATTATTGGAGTTCTTTAGGTTTTGAAAGTAGTGAAACAATAATTGCTAAAGATATAAAAACAAACGAATCTTTGGGAAAACATTTAAGAATATATTTAAATGAAATGTACACAGCTAAAGCAATTCCATTAAGTCCAACTTGGGCTTATACATATAAATTTAGATCTCCAGAATTTCATAAAATACTTGATGATTTTTCACCAATGTATTTAAATTTTAAAGCAACCACAAATACTTCTCATTTTTTATCTTATTATGATCAAAGTCATTATTATGATAGTCATTATGATGCAGCACCTTTTACTTGTTTAATTTATTTTTATAAAAAACCTAAAAATTTTAAAGGAGGAGATTTAGAATTTTTTAATGGTGATAAAGTAAAATGTGAACACAATAGAATGGTAATTTTTCCAGGATGGGGAAAACACGCAAGCACTCCTTTAAAATTAAAAAATAAAAATTTAGTGTTATCGGGTAAATATACAATTACACATTTTTATTTTGGTATACCTTTAAAATAATGAGCTTTAAAAAAAATAAATATATTGTTATTAAACAAGCAATATCTAAAGAATTAGCAAGTTTTATTTGTAATTACTTTACTTTAAAAAGAGATGTTATGGATATTATGTATGGTCGGAATCTTGTTAATCCAACTGAATTTCTTGGTACAAGAGATGATCCTCAAGTTCCTGGTGTTTACAGTCATTATGCAGACATTGCTATGGAAACTTTATTAACTACTGTATTACCTATTATGGAAAAAAAAATTAAGTTAAAATTAATTCCTACTTATTCGTATGCTCGTATTTATGAAAAAGGGGCTGACTTACTTAGACATAAAGATAGAAATAGTTGTGAGATATCTACAACATTAAATCTAGGTGGTGATCCTTGGCCAATATATATTGATCCAACAGGTAAAAATAACATAACAAAATATTCTTTATCAAAACCTAGAACTGTTCAATTAAAACCAACTGCTCATAAAGGCATAAGAGTAGATTTAGAACCAGGAGATATGTTGGTTTACAAAGGATGTGATTTAGAACACTGGAGAGAACCTTTTTCTGGTGAAAAATGTGTTCAAGTATTTTTACACTACAATGATAAAAACGGAAATTATAAAGATAAAAATAAATTTGATGGACGTTTTATGCTAGGATTGCCTAGTAAAGTTATTTAGTAATTCCAAAAGTATCAACTGCTAATTTTTTAAGTTTAATTCTTAATTTAGCAATTTCTTCTGCATAAGAATCATTTATTTGCGCTAAAGTATTTAATTGAAATTCTAATTTTTCAATTGTTTGTTTATAACAAGCATTAACAAACACTTCATTATCTTTAACACATTTTTCTTGTTTTAACTTATCTGTTAAATCTGCTATTATTTGATCTTTATCAATTTCCATAGTATAAAGAAAATATATACATTTTTATTTGAAAGTCAATAATGAGAATATTAGCATTTAATATAACACACGACAGTTCAGTCTGTTCGTTAAATAACGGAGAGATTGAATTCTTTTGTAAAGAAGAAAGATTAAGTAGAGTTAAAAGAGATAAACATCCTTTTTTATCCGTTGAATTATTTGAATCTTTAAAATTAGGAAAAATAGATCACATATTGTATCATACACCTAGTAATTTTGAACCTGATGTAGAATTTGTATGGAAAGCGTATATACAAAAAAAATTTAATACTTCTTTAGAAAATTATTCTAATTTATTACATCATCTCTGTCATTCAGCATTAGCTTACTATAATAGTGAATTTAAAGAATGTTTAGTTATTGTAGTAGATAGACACGGAAGTGTTTATTTTATGGATGATAAACCTGTTGCAAGGGAAAGTGAATCTATTTTTATATGTAATGAAAAAAATATTAAACCTATTTACAAAAGTTTTTCTATGGAAAAAAATTATCATAGTTATGCAGAAAAATTTTCTTACATAATTAAAAACTATTTTAAATACTGTGAAACAAAAGTTGGAGGTAATATAAATTTAGTAAAAATATATGAAGCGGCTACAACTTTGATAGGACAGCATCTTTTGGAAAATGGTAAAACAATGGGATTATCTTCTTATGGCGAAAATAAAAAATATGATGTTTTAAAAGAAAATGATTTTACTTATTATGGAAAACAAGTTTTATTTAAAAACGAAGAGCACTTAGTTAATAAAAATTTGAATGAAGACAATTATCAATATTATGCCAATAAAGCAAAACAAGTACAACTACAAACACAAAAAAGTGTGTTAGATTTAATAAAAAAATACAACAAAAAAACAGGAATAAATAATATTTGTTTGGTGGGTGGCTATGGATTAAATGTTGTGGCTAATCAATATTATTTAAAAGAACTGCCAAATTGCAATTTTTATTTTGAACCCGTTGCTGATGATACAGGAATATCAATAGGAGCAACTATGTTAAAGTACAATCAAATAACTAAACAAAAACCAAAACCTGTTTTAAATAATTTTTACCATTATTATAAAGAAGAAAAATGTAATGTAGGCAATATAAGTTCATTAGAAGAAGTTTGTTCTTTATTAGAACAACAAAAAAGTGTAGCTATTTTTGAAGGTAATCCTGAAGTAGGACCAAGAGCTCTTGGACATAGATCTATTTTATTTGATGCAAGAAATAAAGATGGAAAAAATATTATGAATAAGATTAAAAAAAGAGAATGGTATAGACCTTTTGCAGGAACAATTTTAGAAAACTATTTAAATGAACATTTTGAAACAATTTTAAAAAAATCACCATATATGACAATTAATTTTAATTGTAAAAATAATCTATTTCCAGCAATTACACACGTAGATAATACTTGTAGAATTCAAACAGTAAATTCTGGAACTTTATTTGATATTTTAAATTTATTTAATGAAAGAAATAATTGTCCTATTCTATTAAATACTAGTTTTAATTTAGCAGGAGAACCACTTGTACAAACAATAAAAGATGCTTTATCTACTTTTAACAAAAGTAGTTTAGATGCTGTTTTTTTTGTAAAGGAAAAAAGATTAATAGTTAAATGAAATTAAAAAAATATAAAACACCATTTGATAGTTTTATTTATGGAGCATATATGCCTACTAAAATTACCAATAAACTTTTAAAATTTTATTTAGATAATGCTAAATTATATAGAAGAGGTATCACAAATAAAGGAATAGAGACTAATATTAAAGATAGCTATGATATTCCATTAATGCCTAGAGATACGTTACTTATAGAATATACAAAATATTTAAAAGAAATGGTCATAGATTATAAAAATATTTATCAAACAGGTTGGGGAGATATTGATATAGAAGAACAAATTGGTATTCAAGGATATAAACCAGGTGGCGGTTATAAAGAATTACATTGTGAAAGAAGAAATATTTTTTCAAGCCGTAGAATGTTAGTTTTTATGACATATTTAAATAAAGTTAAAGATGGGGGAACAGAGTTTCCTTATCAAAATATTAAAACAGAAGCAGAACCAGGTCTAACTTTATTATGGCCACCAGATTTTACTCATCAACACAAAGGAATTATTTCACATACAAAAGATAAATTTATTGTTACAGGGTGGTATTCATTTCAATCAAGATTGTAGAATATGAAATTAATACAATTTAAAAGCGAAAATAAAAACAATCCATTAGCTCCTGAATGGAATTATTTTATATGTGAAACTATTATTGAAAATATAAATTTAAAAAATTTATCCAAATATTTATTAGATAAAGAAAAAGATATTTTAAAATTAAAAATATCTAATGATGGATATACTGGATTAAAAAATCACACAACCACAAGACATAAAGAATATAATGTTTTTAATTTTAAAAATAAAGAAATAGACAAGTTAAAAAAACAAATAATTGAAACACATAATAAATTCATAGATGCTTTAGGGTTAGAACTACCTAAAGTTTTATATGGAAAATGCTGGTATAATGTAATGAAAAAAGATGAATTTATAAAAACACACGCTCACGGCTGGGATCAAGATACTTATTTAGGTGGACATTTTTGTGTACAATGCAATAATACATCTACTTATTATATAAATCCAATAAATCAAATTAACGAACCAAAGGCTTATCAAAGCAAGAATGAAAAAGGTAAATTAACTTTATTTCAAAATTTTATTCCTCACTATACAGATAAACATAAAGGTGATGAAAAAAGAATTACAATAGCTTTTGATTTAGCAGTTGTAAGAATTAATGAAAATTTTACTGTATTATATGAGCATAATTAATAGATTTTCTAAATATTTAACAGCTATAGAATACCCAAAAGAAAAAACATCTTGGAATATTGCAGGCATTTTAAAAGATAAGAATGCTTACTATAAATATGACGTTAGAGATATGTTTGAATTGCCTGATGGTACACCCGCTCAAAAAGGTAGAACAGATTCTAAAGCAGATAAAATGGTTTTAGAAATGGAAGATAAATGGGTTATTTTAGATTTAGAAGAACTGCATAAATACATAAAGAAAAATAAACTAACTAAAGTCTATGTAAATGATTTGATATCTAAGCTAGAATGGACTATATTTTTGGCCAAAAAATAGTATAATGGTTTATTATGGCTTTAAAAAAACTAGGTTTCAAACCAGGATTCAATAAACAAACTACAGCATCAGGAGCAGAAGGCGAATGGATCGATGGTGATTTTGTTCGTTTCAGATATGGCTTACCTGAGAAAATAGGTGGTTGGACACAGCTAACTGTAGCTAATAAAACATTGCCTGGAGCCGCGCGAGCCCAGCACACGTGGGCAGCAATTAGTGGCGAGAAGTACGCAGCTATTGGAACACACAAAGGATTATTTTTATTTTATGGTGATGCCTTTTATGACATTACACCATTAGAAACAGCTATTACTTCTTGTACCTTTTCATCAACAACAGGTTCAGCAACAGTAACGGTTAACAAAACATCACACGCACTAGAGGTTGGAGATTACTTTACATTTAGTTCTACATCATTACCTGGTGGAGGAGAGACAGGATATACAACAGCTGATTTTGATGACATTGCTTATGAAGTCATTACAGTGCCAAATGCAAATAGTTTTACAGTTACAATGGCATCAAATGAAACAGGTTCAGGAATGTCAGCACAGGGATCCGTATCTGTTAATCCATACGTAGCAGTTGGTCCCGCGTTTCAAACTCCTGGTTATGGTTGGGGTACTTATTTATGGGGTGATTCAACTTGGGGAACAGCTAGAACAGTATCAGATGTTATTTTATCTCCAGGACAATGGTCATTAGATAACTTTGGTCAAATATTAATTGCAACCATTGCAGATGGCAGAACTTTTACTTGGAATGCAGGAGCTGTGAATCCAAGAACAATTAGAGCAACTATTATGTCAGGTGCTCCAACAGCATCTAGATTAACTTTAGTATCAGATAGAGATAGACACTTATTTCATTTTGGAACTGAAACAACAATTGGAAATACATTAACACAAGATCCAATGTTCATTA